GTTTGATACACCAAGAGTTCCTGCGAATATCGCAGGTTCAGCCTCAAATCCAGAGGAAGGCGGTAGACCACAAGAAGGTCCGCCAAGCGAGGAAGAAGAATGACAAAAGATATGATGATAAAGGCTTTGTCCGATTTCATAGCCAGCAAAGGCGTTGAAACTATGGATTTAAAGACTTATAAAAGTTTTGGCAATGAAGTACCTGTTAAGGACTATCTTTTAAAAAGATATTGGGGTTCATGGAACAGAGTACTTGGAGTTGTTAAGAAAAGATATCCTATCTCAGTAGCACCTGTTGAAGTAAAGGTTGAAAAACCTGCACCAAAACCAAAAGCTAAAAAAGAGGTAAAAGATGTCAAAGAGTAACGAAAAGATATATCACTGGACGAGTACTTTTAAATCATTAGGTGAAACTGATGATGGCGGAGTAAATATTAAAGGTTCTGCAAGTACAAACGCACTAGATAGAGCTGGAGATATAATTCAACCAGATGCATGGACAAAAGGTGGATTGGAAAACTATAAAGGTAATCCAATTATTCTTTTTAATCATGACTATAACAAACCTATTGGTAGAGCTACCGATTTAAGTGTTACAGATAGCGGGCTAGACATATCTGCAAAGATATCAAAAGCAGCAGGTGATATAACACAATTAGTTAAAGACGGAGTCCTTGGAGCATTTTCTGTTGGTTTCAGATGCAAGGATTCAGAGTATATGACTGAAACCGACGGTTATAAAATAAAGGACGCGGAACTATTTGAAGTTTCTGTAGTATCAGTGCCTTGCAACCAAGGGGCAACCTTTGGCTTAGCAAAGTCATTTGATAGTATGGACGACTACAGAAAGTACCAAAGTGAATTTTTAAAGGCTAACTCAAACGCGACAGCAGACGCTGTTAAAATTGAGCAGCCAAGCGAGGAGAAATCCTCATCAACGGAGACTGATATGTCAGAAGAAAAGAAATCTCCTGAAGTAGCTTTTGACCTTGAATCATTTGCGAAAGATGTAGCAGAAAAAACTGCAACAACTATTGCTATGAAACAAGCAGAGCAAAAAGCAGCTGAACAAAAAGCAGAAGCTGAGCAGGCTGAAAAGCAAGCTGAAGTTGACGCTCAAGAGAAGGCTGTTCAAGAAGCAAAACAGGATGAACAAAAAGCAGTTATCGAAGCTGGATTATCAGGCGCTGAAAGACTCATGAATGATGTAGAAACTCGAGTCAATGAGAAACATGAAGATTTAAAAACAGTTGTGGACGAATTAGAGAAGCAACTTGCTGAGAAATCAGAAGAAATCATGTCTATCAGAGAATCAAAAAGAGTATTTGCAGACAGAAATGGTCAAGGCGACTGGAAAAAAGCTTTCGAAAACGACATCATTGATGCAAAATTTGCTGGTTTAGCGACTGGTAAAGGATGGAACAGTGATTATGCGAAAGACGTTATGGAAAAAGCTAACGCCATGAGTGGTGTTGGAGTTTCCTCAGACGATTTTGAGCAGATTGTTTCAACAAACATCGAAAGAGACATTCAGAATGAATTAGTATTAGCACCTCTATTTAGAGAAATACCAATGACTTCTGCTAACATGATTATCCCAATACTACCAGATAGTGGCTATGCTGAGTTTACAGCAAACCAAGCTGCTACAGGTTCAAGCCCTCACGGTAACTTAGCTGAGAGAGGCGACACTTATGGTTCTCCATACGGTGGTGTTGATTTAACAGAAAGAACTCTTTCAACCAAAAAACTCATTTCACAATCATACTTAGGTAATGAAACTGAAGAAGATGCAATTATGCCAATCTTGCCTCTCATCAGAGAGTCAATGGTAAGATCTCACGCTAGAGCAATTGAAAATGCAATCCTAGCAGGTAACAACTCTGCTAATGGTGTATTCTCATCTGGTTCTTTTGACGGCTTAATTCAATTAGCTGCTCAAGATGACAGTTCAGGTACACACGCAACTGCATCAGGTGTTGCATTTGCAAGTGAATCTTTAACTGCATCTAACTTATTAGATATGAGAAAGAAAATGGGTAAATACGGTATCAACCCATCAGAAGTATTGTACATTGTTAACCAACAAGAGTACTACAACTTATTAAGTGATGCTGAGTTCCAAGACGCTAACCTAGTTGGCGACATGGCTACTAAGCTATCAGGTGAAATCGGACAAGTGTTCGGTTCTAGAATTCTTCTAGTAGACGAATTTGCA